TAATTTGCCTTTCTGTAGGAGTATCAGCAAATCCAATTGTACTTTCTGAAGTAATGAAATTTGTTCCTGCAGTATCAGTTCCATCAATTGAAGTGAAGATAATTAAATTATCTACTTCAATTCTAGGGACAATACTGAGGAAAGTAATATAATCTATCTTTCTATTTTCTTTTATTCTTTTATATCTTCTAGAAACTACAACTTTTGGCGGTTTTGTATATCCAGAACCTGGATGAGTGATGATTATATCAACAACGCTTTTATTGACAACTAAAACTTCTGCTTGAGCACCACCACCGTTTTCATTTTCTGGAATAAAATTAAGTATAGGAGGCGTGTAATATCCTATAGCAGTTTCTTTATCTTTGATGTCATTATCAACAAACAACTGAATATCTCTCTTATTCCAATCAAGAGAAACTACAGAACCATTTTCTATATTTGCCGTAATTCCAAGACCAGTTCCATAACTATAACCATTATAATTTGTTGCGCCTACTTTACCATAGATTTGATTTGATACTTCTTTATCCTTTCTAAAATCTTTTAGGTGTACAAATTCTGGTATTTTTGTGATCTTTCTATAATCCGACTCGCCATCAATTTTGATAGAATCATTAACCCTTAAGTTTGATAAAGGTTTCAACGTAAATGCTTCATCTCTAACCAATTGTCTAGTATCATTATCTCCTCTAAAATACTCATACTCAATAGAAAGATCGCTAGTGATACTAAATTCAAATATGTCGGGATTGTCCAATCTTCCATTTGGAGAAATCAAATAAGTTGCATTTGCATCCATGTCTCCCACATTATTGCTTAATAATGTAACATAAAAATAATCAGTAAGATCATCAATTCTTATAATTTTTCCAACAGTAGAAATATTTCCAGTAATTGAATTTTCTTCAAATAAGTATGAACCTATTCTAGAAGATACAATAGGATAATTATCTGGAAATAGAGACTTGAAGAAAGATTTTATATTTTTCAAAGTAACTTTATCTGGACTACTATCTGAAATTTTCAATAATACTCTATTGTAATAAGTATCTGGTTCAAAATTATGGAAGGTTAATTCTTTTTCTAAATCTCTTCCATAAAGAACTAAAATATCAACTCGCTGTAAAACTTCAGTACCATCTGGTAAAATAAATGACTTCAGTGGTTCTTTAAAAGTTATTGTTCCGCCATTGATTGTATAAGAATCTATGTTTTTTTGTAATATGCCATCAATAAACACATATGCGTAATTACTATTATCAATGCCTCTAATAAACCCAGTTTCTCTATCAAACATTAGGAAAGGACCTGTTTTTTTGATAGAAATTCTTTCGTTGTTTATAGTAAGATTTTCATAGCTTCCAACTCTAACTATGAAAGTCTTATCTAAAGCAATAGGCTCTTGAACAGTTATTGTGTTTTCTTCTTGTGCCCATATTGGAGGAGAAGAGAATGAAACAATATCAGAAGTATTTGCATCTTCTGATCGTATAATATTATATGATCCAGGTAGTTGTAAGACGCCATTTATAAAGACTAATAGATCTTCAGTTTCATTAGTTTTTACAATAGATCCATCTTCGTAGAAGAGTTCAAAATCTGTATTTTCTCCGTCAATATAATCTGGATTTGTTTTTTCAATAGAACCGACGCCATTATTAATAACGGTTTCTATGCCAGAATATAGAGATACCAATGAAGATTCTACATCTGTACATTCTTCATCTAATAACAATGGATCTGGTATAATATTGTAATTTGAATAAGTTCTCAGATTAGTCCAGTTACCAGTTCTTTGATTGTTTTCTGGTTCTGGTTGAATGAGATTAATTCCTTGAAGAAGTAGAGTCTCAACTATACCATAATAAGAATTCAAAGCAGATTCTACTTCAAAACATTTTGGTAAAATATCATTAGGATCTTCTAGAATATTGGAGTCATAGTATGGTGTTTCTGATGTATAAGTTCCAGCAGGTAACTCTCCACGCATAGCAAGAACCATCAAACTGATAGCATATTCAAATGCATCAACAGATTCTGTTAGTTCATTATTAATAAATCTGACAGAATTGCCATCATAATATGCTTTTGCAAAGTTTACTATTTTTTCAGTTCCGCCATATCTTAGCGAATAAACTACTGCATCTACAAGATACCCAGTATCTCTCTGGCACTTGGATTCATCTGGAATTATCAAAGATGGATATTCATTTTTGACCCATCCTAATGTTTCTTCTTGAATATAAGTTTTATTCTTTTCAATTAGGTTTGATGCATCATAGAACGTTCCACTGTTTATCTTACTAAACGAGAATGTTATCTGCGGGATTGATTTAATAGAATCCACAGAAGTCAGAGTTACTGCTCCAACTGGTATAGGATCTACACCAACGTTCAAATTACCTGCATTTAGAACACCTGCATAAGTTTCATCTTCGGTTATTGTAATTGTTTCAGTTGGTCCAACAATCAATCCGCTAAGATTAGTTCCAGATCTAGCAGCATTTGATAATCTTATCTGAGTATCATTGATAATTTCGGAAACTACAGTTCCTTCCGCAAATTGTTTTCCACTACTAACGTTCATTCCGACAACAATTCCAAAAGATGATGGAACTGTGACAATATCAGAAGCAGAAGTAAACACGGCATTAGTTACCGTATAATCCCAGTTCCTAGCAGCGGCAGAACATAATTTTGCTGTATATTCAAATGCATCTAAAGTTTCTGTAAGTTCATCATTAATGTGATCTAATACATTGCCAGTATAATAAGATTCTGCTGATAATATTGACTTGTAGTTTCCTCCAAATCTCAAATCATGCTCATATGCATCAATAATAAATCTAATATCTCTAATACACTTAGATCTGTAAATATTCCATGGAATATTTGGATATTTTTCTATTGCGTATCCAATCGCCTCTTCGGCAATAAAATCTTTGTTGAATCTAACTTGATTAGCTGCATCTAACCATCTTCCATTTCTTTGGAAGAAGTTTCTTATCTTCCTGAGATACTCTTGATTCAGAGTATCTGATTTGAATCTGAATGATTTGCAATAGAAAGATTGAGCAGGAATAATTTGACCTTCGGAAACACGTGTTCCGAGGGGAGGATCGGCAAAAGTAATAGAAGATCCAGAAATTGTGTATGCTACTTCTGGTTCTTGAATAACACCATCAATGGTGATCAATAATTGCTCTTCATTATATGGAGTAATTGCAAGACCAGTTAGTTTGTCAATCAAACTAAAAGTTTTTGTTCCTACAACTTTTCCTGTATCAGAATCATATTCTCCATCAAAAGCACTGCCCAATATGATTTCTGTTGAATAAGTTTCTGAATTACTTTGATTATCAACAGAAACTGATCCTAGACCATACTCTTCATTCAAACTATTAAGATTTACAAAAGATTGCTTCAAAGTTCTCTTTGTTGAGAGATTCAAAACACTCTTTGGTTCTAGATTGATGATAGTAAAATTACTTGATGCTGTATTACTAACACGGTTCTCGCCAAAAGATTCTACTATTACCTCTCCAAATAACTTAAATCCAGCTGGATGTGTAGTCTCTTTGATGAGATTTCTCCATACATCAATGGGGGTTTTTGATTTTACAACGTATGAAAAATCTTGATAGAAGAAAGAATCTGTTATTCTTTGAGAATTTGCACTAATTTTGCCCTTATCAGAAGTATAAGAACCAATGTTATCATAATAAGATCTAATATTTGGAGTAAATTTAGAAGTGGCAATATCAACAATTTTTGCTGTATTTCCTCTGGCAGATCCTTTTAATGTAAACCCTTTGATAAATTCTCCAGTTACATTTACAAGTTTTAGAATATTACTTCCATTACTCCAACCATTTTTAGCTACACGTCCTGTTGCATAAACAATACCATTATTTTCTACTACTATTCTTTCTCCATATGCAAAAGCATTCTCTGTAAAATCTTTTAGTATCAATATAATATTTGATGAATATTCTCTAAGGATAGTTCTGTCATTGGTGAATAAAAATCCACTATTCTCAACTTTTACTCTTTCTGGTAAACCAATATTATTAGATTGCAAATAAACCTTTGCAGAAGACTCTACAACTTTTACGGATGGTTTTTCTGTATAGTTTAACCCACCATTCTTTAGAGTTGCAGAAATAATGACACCATCTTTTACAAAAAGATCAATTTCTGCCTTAGATCCATTACCTACAATAACCGCTTTTGGATTTGTGTAATTTGATCCACCATTGATAATAGAAACTCCTGTAATTCTATTTCCTACAGAATCATATGCAAGTTCTAAAGTTGCTTCGTATTGACTTGTTGCTCTAACACCAACAACTGTTGGAATTGATTCATAATCTCTTCCAATATTATCAATTTTAATATTGCTTATTTTTCCTATTGCTGAAGGATTTGAAGTAATATATCTTATTTCCCCAGATCCATCGTATTGCGGTGCTGTAATGTATTCATATGCAAATCCTGTCTCTGTGATGAATATTATTTTCTTTTGACCTTCTAGGGGATCCTGAACAATGTTGAAGAATCCTCCATTGACATCAACATCATTATTTTTATCAAAGAAATAATATCTTGAGTATTCTACTTTTTGGGAAGCAGAATCTACCAATCCAAAATTATCAATAACAGTATTGTTATTCAATGATGTTCCATAGAAATATATAAAATCTTCCCCTGGTTTTAGTTTAATAAAAGACCCAGGGTTGCCAGGATTTGCATTAGATCTAAAACTATCTACAGCAATAATGTTTTTATTATTACTTGGAGAAAACTCCAAGTAAGTATTTGCCATAGAAAAATGACTCGTATCAAATGTATAAAGATATTTTCTCTGTAAATCTAGATTTGATAAAATATTGAAATTAGAATTATCTGCAGAATACTCAAATCTATTAGAAATTCTAATCAATCTATTTACTTTGACTCTTTTAGCAGGAACACTGTTGTCAACAAATAAAGAATTTGATTGAACTTGATTTATATTAGAAACGCCGTAATTATAAGATAATGTCAGAGTTTGTGTTTCTCTTTCATATGATACAACAAATGGATCTCCCTGACTTGCACCATTCAATTGGGATCCTACAGTAAATCTGTACTCAGGAAGTGCAAACCCAATGTTAGTATCATTGAAATGATCAGTTGCATTTGTATTGTTTTGACCTCTCAAAACAACTAATTTATTAGTTTGATTATCTACAGAAACAACCTTTACTATTTCTGCCCCGATTTGAATCAAATCATCAACTGATACTTCTCTTACATCATCAACGAATAAATCAGTATTTGATCTAGAAAATCCAACATGATCAACTATAGCAAGGTAGTCCCTGCTATCCAATACTGTTCCTTTATCTAAATCAGAGTCCTTGAAAGATATAGTATCTCCTCTTCTATAGTTACTACCTTTAGAAGTAATTGTTACCGAAGATACTACACCAGGATTGAAAACAACCGAAGAAACAACACCAGTGATAGGGAAATCTACATTTTCATTAGTTAGAGTAACTACATTGGTAGAAGTATTTACAGACAATACTGTAGTTCCAGATGCAATATTTTCTCCACGAATATTAGTACCAACAAAAATATCAGATGCATCATCAATAGTTATTGTATTAATAGCTTGATTGTAGCTACTTACTGTTTTTGTGTTTCCAACAACTACAGTTGCTCTTGCATTATTTTGACCTCCTTCATTTCCAATAACAGAATTTGTTGTCAGTCCAACTGTCTGTCCTACAGAATTCCTTGATAATTCTACATTGGAAAATAGAACTTCTACGTCAGTAAAAGTTGCTCCACCAAAAGTAGTTGCTGCATAATCAAACCCACTAACTAAAGTATCAATTCTACCGATACCAGTATCTTTTATACTGGAATTATATCTAGGAGTTGCTAATTGAACAGTTTGATATTTTCTCTTTCTGATGTAATATGTTGTTTCTGTTACTGAGTCATCTGGAGTTACTTGTACATCAACCAGATCATTTATATCTAAATTATGATTATCTGTAGTTTTTACTAGTGCTATATTGTCTTTTTTTGAGAATAACTCAATATTTTCGCTTAAAGAAATAATAGAAATGATACTAGAAGCAGGTGTATCTGAAGTTACGCTACTAAAAATATTATAATCTTCATCAATAATAAATGATCCTGATAGTACTTTTACTTTGACAGAGTTCTGATCATTTACAGAATCCAATACTTCACCAGTTGCAATTGTTGAATTTACTCCATCAAAAAGACTTAAAATAGCACCCTTTGTAAATTCTGATTGTTTATTTACAATGAGATTTATTACGCTAGTATTAGAAGATATTCTATCTGTTAGATTAAACTCTCCAGAAACCGCTCTTAGTAAAACTTGATCTGTACTAAAAGAATCGCCATATATTTCCCCAGTAGCCCCACTATTTTGTTGAGTAATAGTGTCTCCTTCAAAGAAATAAATCTGAGATTTTGTCTTCAATTGTACAACTTTATTTTGTACACTTTCAATTGCTTCTACATTTCTTCCAAAAACTTTACTTACAGAAGCTGCAGCACCTTCTCCACTACCAGTAGAAGATATGGATAACTGTGAACCAACTGAGAAAATTTCTGGCGAATCTTCAACTACTGCTGATGATATAGAACCCTTAGTAATTGACTGAATCGTTGCGATAGATCCATATCCATTAGCACCAATGTTGTTTACGTTTAATCTCTTGCTATTCGTTGGAATATCATTTTGTGAAATAGAAAAATCATAATTTGAACTTATAGGAAGAGAATAGTAGTTCTTACCTAAGATAAATGGGAATGTTGGAATATTAGAAGAGTTAGTCGTAATAAAATAAGCGTAAGTGCCTTCAGGATAATCTGGAGTTACGCAAAATCTGCCATTGTTCTCGTCTAAACGAGTTTTTCCTGTGTCTTGATTTTGGGACCATGTGTAGTCATCTATAAAGGTTCCTAATGAATACTGAGATATAGCTGGTCCATTAGATCTTGAATTATTCAAAGTATAACCAGATTCCAATCTAATAATAGATGATGTTGGATCTCCTGGATCAGAATAACCAAATGGTCCATATATTGGATTGCCATCATAAGCATATCCAAGTATTTTTGAGTGTACTTTTGTAGTTGGCTCTTGATACATACTGTTCAAGTTATCGCCAACAGAAGATCTCAATTTTAATGGATTTGCTACAATACCATATTGTTTCCTGTTGAAGAAATCAAAGACATAACCATTTGCTCCGTCAAGATCGGATTCATTCTTTTTATATCTGTTCTTTACCCACTTTTTGATTTCTGCTTTTGCAGTTGCGCCAGAACCTTGTGGAATAACAGTAACTTCTACTGTATTTGCTTCATATAATCTTCCTGGATTTATTTGTATAAAATCAACAATCTTTCCATCAGATGATACTACTGCTTCATATTCTGCAAATCTACCTTTACCATTACTATCTGTAATCACAATAGAAGGAGCACTTGAATAGTATTCCCCTGGATTCTCAATTACCAAACTAGTAATTTGACCAAGAGTAACGATTGCTTTTACTACAGCGTTTCTTCCTGAAGTTATAGTAATTTCTGGATCTTCTGTATAAATCTCATTATTTGTAATAGTAATGGATCCTACAGTCTCACCTGAAAGAGAAGACTCTGCTTTTCCTGAAACATTATTGATAAGAACAAATGGAGGATTTACATATCCATTGCCCTTAGTAGTAATAGTTGTCTTTACAATATTACCATATTTTACAAAATCGCTGTCCTTGTATCCAAACGCTAGTGTACCATCAACGAAAACACCAACATCATTTGCAGGAGTTTCATATACTTCTGTGGTCTCAATCGGAGACTTTCTAATTACTTTTAGATTCTTTGGATCTTCAAGTGTTGCAGATACTGATGCTGACAATATATCATATGATGGATAACCAGAAGAACAAATATAATAATACTGATCATCTTCATATATTGCAGAAACATCTGCAATGAAATTATTTACCTGAGATTGTAGTACTGAGTTTGTTTGAATGACTGGAGCAGAGTTATCATCATTAACTTTCCATCTAATAGCACCAGATACTGGATCTGTTATAATACGATCTCTCGTAGTAAATCCAGACTCTGATCTTTCAATTTTATCGCCTACTGCAGAATATGGCAGATTTAGTGTTTTTTGTAAGTCATAAAGAACACCAAACACCATAATTTCTGTATTTCCAAATACTACTGGTGTATAATCATATACTTCTTTTCCTGCAGAATATGAAATAGAAGAAGATCTGGATTCAATATAAAATTGCTTCGCATTTTTTTCTTTGAAGAAAAATCTTTCGGATCCAATTACAAATGAACCTTCTTTTCCCCAACCTAAAGTAGACTCTACCGTAACCCTATCTCCTTCCGATGCAGAAGAAGAAACAGGATTTTCTAATTTTGTTCTGGAAGATACTCTAAAATTTCCATTGACTGTAGATGGATTCAATATAATTTGATATAGAGTCTCTCCATCTTCACTACCAATAGTCCTTACATTATCTACAATAGCAGAAGCATATCCAAATGTAGGATCATTTTGAACAATTTGATTTCCAATAATATCGTCAATATCACCAGATACAAGTTTTACCTTTAGTGAATAAGATGTTTCCCAGTCTGAAGTTGATGCTTTTAATGTAAAATCTCTTGGGTTGTATGTGGTGGGAACGTTCTCAATGTCTTTAGCGACAATTGAATTAAAAATAAACTTGATTGAACTCTCGGTTCCCTTTGCTTTATAGAACTTTTGAATGTTCTTTATAAGAGTTCTTTTGTCTACATCGCTCTTTAGATACTTTTCTGGGAATGATGCAAGATATTGAGATTCAAAGTTTCTTACAAGTGCATACAGAAATAGATTGCTGATATTATATACAATATCACCAACAGAATGCGATTCTGCAACAGTAGATTGGAAGCTAGAAGAATTGTATAGATCTCCCAATGTAGTATTGCCACTTACACCTCTAGAGCACTCAAACAACTGAGTATCATCTCTAAAAGCATAAAAAATAATTTCTTCTCCAATTCTTACATATCCATTCTTTTCGGGGAATGAAGACGCATCATTGAGGGTAATAGTTCTATCAGATGAAGTAATAGAAGATGCTAATGCATCATTCTGCTTGAGAATATTCTTCTCATAAAAATCTATATCCAAATATTTTTGGATATTATTAATTATGTCTAACGTACCACCTTGTACTTCTTGTGCCTCGTAGTATTTTTCAACAAACTTCCCAAAAAGTTCATACTCTGTAGAGATGAACTCTGGTAGTTGAGATTCAATAAGAGTAGAAATTCTCTTTGTCTTTACGTTCATCTAATTACTCTTTGTAAGCAACGAAACTTGAATTTGCGACATCAACATCAAGATAAACCTCACGAAGTGCCCTGATGTCATTTGATAGGGGTTTTACTCTTACTGAAATTTTATTATCTGCAAAGGTGCCTTTTATAATAGTCAAATCATATAATTTTACTTCACCTTTTTCATAATCAATATCACCAATTTCTTTGTTCAGGACAACTTTTTCACCAGTTAGAGAGTCTAGTCTATATAGGACAATTTTACCATCCTTATCTTCCAAATACACATCAAAATTAGGGTACTCAGTAACTCTAAATCCAGTGGTAGAGAGAACTGGATCATCACAATCTACATCAAATGCATTCTGGAAACATATTTCATAATAGAACGTTGCGTTCAGTTGAGGGAAGAAATCTTTCCTCATAGTAACTGAAGTAAGATTAGATGTAATACTACGATCTGAATTGTCTATTACACCAACTACTTTACTATATCTAAACTTTCCGTTGAACTTCTCTACATTAGAATTATTCAGATAATCCTGAACCGATCCAATTGCTTTGTCTCTAATCTGAGCAGGAGTTTGATCTGTAATAGATGCATCATAAAAAATCTTACTGCTCAATTCAACATATAATATTGATGGATCAAGAATCTCTGGTTGAACTGAAGCAACAACGAATTTTTTCAATTCTGCAATGATTTCATTCTTAGTGATAGAAGTAAGAAAAGCAGCATTTGTTGGTTTCAATACAACAAATACTTTTCCATAACTTGGTGGTTCTTGCTCTTCTCCACCAAAGATAATAATATCACTTACTGCTGGATATATGTTACGAACAATTGCATCATAGTCACTTGCAGTTACAGCACGATTTTGTGTGCCATAACTCTTTGGAGCATTAAATCTAATCTTACTAATAGATTCCATCTCCTCGCCACCAGAAGATGCAATAGTGGAATTTATAGTAACATCAAATGAAGTTGGCGAAACACCATCTGGATTTTCTAAAACACCAGAAAATACAAATGTCTTTACTCCATTTGTCTCTGGTCCTGCAGTGGTGATGTAAGAAATTTCAATTCTGGCACCATTATCTAATTTCTTACCAATTACACCATCACCAAAAAGAATCTCATATCTTTCATCTTCAATCTCATCCAAGAAAAAGATCTTTGATTCTCCATTCACTCCTAAAATATTATCAGATACTAGATATTCCTCATTGAATGATCCACCAGTAGGAAATACCTTTACTCTAATAGTGTTAGTATCAATATTTTGGTTATCTAAAATGAATCTCTGAGATTTTAGTGCAGTATTAACAACAAAGGTATTTGTAATCTGTGTTCCTTCCCTGACAGGAACATTTGTAAATACTGCAGTTTGGTTTGTAACTTGTGCTTTTATATCATCTAATGTTACATACTGATAGATGTTATTATCAAACGAGGCAATAAATCCCGTTCCTTTCTTCAATAATAACTCAGTGTCAGTTGTTGGATTTGTATAATTTACTGTAAATGAAACGTAAGCAACAGGTGAAGTGATACTCTTCGGTCTATAACCTAATTGCTTCGCTATTGCCACTACGTTGTCTCGTAAGGTGGCAGAATCTATGAACAGTTCATTTACCACCAGATTGGTGTTAAACGCTGTATAATACGTATTATAAGCAAGGGTATCAATCAACACAGATAGTGCTGATCCATCAAAATCATAATCAGTAAAATCTGATTGAGCTCTAAGATAATCCTTTAGAGCATTTTTTATATCTTCAAAATCTAAATTTGCAACCTGAGTATATGGCATTATCGTGTACGCTCTAAGAAGAATTCTACTGCTATTGGTGTATCATCTCTACCAATAATAGTATATGACAATTCAACTTCATATCCATTATTCAATTCATCTGGTACACATCTGATTGTATCAACACTAATTCGTGGTTCATAACGATTCAATGTATCTATTATTTCAGATCTAATAATACCTGCAGTACCAAAATCTAACGGTTCAAATAATGCATTCTGTATTCCACATCCAAGATTTGGTTGAAATGGTCTCTCACCCTTTCTTGTAAGAAGCAATCCTGTTATTGCCTGAACAATAGCAGCTTTATCTTTTACCGTTACAATATCATTAGTAACAGGATGCTTCTTAAATGTAACACTCAAATCTTTGAATGTCTGAAAGGTTGACATCTACACACAGCAATAGTCTGCAATTATTTATTCACTCGTGCCAACGTTCTACAAAGTCGTCAAACCCTCCAGAACCGCCACAAGGACGTGAATAACGATCTTCGGGTAGATCATATAGTTCATCACGTTTCTTTGCCTTTCTATGCTGTTTTAGATATCTCTCACTGTCATGTTCAGTGATAAGTGTCATACCTTCTTCTAAAAATTTATCTCCTTTGTCTACTTGATATAATCCCATTTTAGTTTCCTCTAGATTTTATCTAGAACTTTTTTCGGGGTTACTATCCCGTCAGAATCGTCAGAATCGGATTTTCGGCGCTCACACCCAATGATTATTCGGTCTCTCCCACCAAAAATGTAAATCTTCTATACTATCATCATAATAAAGTGAAACCATATCACTCTTATATTTACTATGTATATTTTCACAAAGTGATAAAGTATAATAATTCTTCTCGGAGAACTTCTCCATACTCTGAGTAATCCATGTGTAATTACCACCTCGGATAACACCTGCCTCACATAATACAAAGTTTTCCCAGTCCAATACCCACTCCGCAAAATTGAGCTCAAAGTTGATCATGTACTCGGAAGGGTCTTCATCTGGAAATGGCACATTAACTGCCTCAATATGAAAAATCTCCCGATCCATTGATAATGAATGCGAGAGATGTTGTGTGACAATACTTGAATAATCAGGAGAAACACACAAAAAACATGTCTTACTTGGGTGTATACCCCAATCTGACATCTGAATTTTGTATGCCATCTCCTGAATAAGTGCCATCTCTTTATCTTGTGAGATGTACAGTAAATCTTTCATTACTTCCCTTGTCCTCTATATGGTTTACGTGCCTTGTTACGACTGGTGGCAGAATACGTTGTATTCTTACTTTGACCTTGACATGTTGTTTTGGGTTTTGATTCAATAATCTTCTGACCGCTAATACCAATTTTTGATCGTGCCATAATTATACTCCTATTGTTTGTGTTCCAATCTCTATTGTAGGATAACTAAAAGGCCCTGTCAAGGGCCTGGGCGTACTTATCCCTGTAACTAAATCTGCCTCATCCCCAGTTACCGCAAATAATTGTCCATTAATAAACACACTCTTGTTTATTACTGGTTCAATCCTTCGTATCCCTGGTTGACAAGGCAAAGGAATTAAAGGATTGATCTTTACACCAGTAACTTCTGTAGGTATACTAGTACTAGTATATATCCTCACAGGTGACCCGTTTATAAACACATTCGGTGATATATATGGACTACCTCCTAATGGTTCTGCAGGATACGTACAATTCCCATCAGTACTTGGTGTGTCTATTGTCTCTGGTCCGACAATAAATGGCATCTTAGCTCCTCTATACTACTGTGCAAATAATCTAAAGTGTTTGACAAACTTTCATACTCACTCGCCCCTGGGCGCCTATAAGCAATTGTCGGTCTCTCTAAATTACTCACCCTCTCCTCTATTACCCTCAGCCTCTCCTCTAAATCTTTCAGTGACTTCTCGTATAACTCGCTCATTATCATCACCCCTCATATATGCCTCTGCTGCACGTACTTCAAAACTATTGCAAAATTCATCAAAATTATTCATTATATTATCAAAATCTCTGTACTCGTCTTTTTTCATCATTTTTTACCTGGCGGAATTTTTTTCTTGCAAGGTTTTTCAATAATATTTATCGGTCGTCTGGATACTTTTGTAGGTTAGGGGAGTCATGGGTTTTTCGCTCGGGCCCCCTAAGTATAACAAAAGGGGCATAAAATACTGCCCCTGTGTGTTAACTAACTGCTGCTAGAGATCTTCTAACTTGCCTCTCAATCTGTGCAATGGCGTAGTTATCACTAGGTGTTTTTGAGCATGTCTGAATGATACCTAGTTCCTTGTGTTTGTATTTCAAATGCTTGGATTCGTCGTGAAGGTAGAAGTTGTTGTCTGCCATGATGGCATCAACAATCTTGCGATACTTACGTTGATTCATGATCAGTTAAAAGCGTAACGATTGACCCATGCACCTGCACTTTGCTTTAGGTTAGTTACCAAGCGAAGCATATCACGACGGCGCACATTGTGATTGCTGTAGTGACCCGATTGCCAGAAAATCATGCACTCGCGAGTGACAGGATAGAGTCTAATCTCTTCGGTTGCACTGCTTTGAGGGGTGCTGACGATGATGCAGGGATTGGTCATGATTATGTGAATTGTTGATAGTTAAGGGCGAATGAGTTGCTATCAGTCGCGATCGCTGATGTTCCAGTTGCTGGTAGGAGCAGCGGCAGGGAAGGGAGCAGGGCGCCCCTCAGCGAATGCCTGACGGTTGGCGGCAGATCGTGCCTGCATCTTGTTGTAGCGGTCAGTGTAGTCTGCCATGATGGCGTTGAGATCGATCTTGGGGTTGGTCATGTGCTTTGTTTGAACTGATGGCATTCTACAGGCAGGGGCGGACCCCTAGCGAGCGTATGTGGACACCTCGCTGACAGGCACACGGGTCACGGTGAGGCGCTTCCACCCTTCCACACGGTAATAGCGCAGTTCCTCGATAACGGCGTTCACCACGTTGTTGTGCTGGCGCTCCATGCCTTTGGCAGTGGTTGCCTTGCGACGCTTGCGATACTCAACAGCGGTGGTGCCATCAGCACGATCGAGTTCCACACGGTAGAAAGAGAAGGCGTTGCTGGTCATGTGCTTTGTTTGAACTGATAGCATTGTAGAGGCGACTGGCGCCCCATTTCAATAAAGGCAGTGCCAATTCGTCAATTGTCCCTGATGCCTTCACAACTTCTAAATGAGGCAGGCAAAAATGAGACATAAAAAAGGGGCAGCATCTCTGCCCCTGTTAATGTTAGTTAGGAGTTGATCAGTTGAGATCAGTGATCACGAAAGATGTGGCAGGGTTTGTAGGAAGAACCGTCACGACAAGCGGTGTAATCATAACGCAGCGAGGTGTCCCAAGTTGCTTCCCAATCTACCACGATTCCTTCGGGCACATAGTTACCCATCTCGTTGTGGAAGTATTCAGCAAACTCTGCCTCATCATCATAGAACCCTTGATAACGCTCATCGCAATCTTCGATGTAAGAAATGCAACCCATTTCTTCGATCAAGGCATCAACTGCCTCGTAACCTATGATCTCACCACAGCGAACGTATTCCTCGTAATAGTTAACGAAGTCGTCCTCATTGTGCTCATCGATGAACTCCAGCATGTCATCCAGAGCATAGTTCTCATCCAGCAACTCATCAATCTTCTCAACAGTAACTGCGTTGAGAACTTCTTTGTAGTTAGCGGTGAAGGTCACAGACATTGGTTTGTTTGAACTGAGGGTAGATTAAAGAAGATTTGAGAGAAAATCAAGGGGTAATGTGCACCCCTCTGATTGTCACATAATGATGTTGAGTTCGATTTGCTTTGCATCCCAAATCTTGACGATAGCATCATCAAGTTTGGCAATCTGATCATCAAAGCATCTATCTTTCACGATAGATGCACAACGAATCAGTTCAGAGCGGCGATCGATCAGTGCCATACGAACATCAGCGCCAGAGAGAATCATTCGATCGATTTGTGAACTTGAGATAACAATACAGGATGGGGGTGCCCTTTGGGCGGTTTGGTGGACAGTCTGCCAACTGGTCGGGCAGATATTGTCACATGCCGTTCAGGAAGTCTGCCATCGCTTCCTGATACTCCTCGTAAGTGGCAAAGCGATCAGCGAAGCGAGCAGGCACCTTACGGGTCTCAGGTTGACGCTCGGGCAGATCACGACCCTTTGCCAGAATCTGCTGCTCGTAGGGGTTGCTAGTGAAGCGTTGCATGGTTTGTCGTTTCGTTTGAACTGATGTCAGTCTACAGGCAAGGGTGGCGGATCGCTGGTCAGGTTGTGCCACTTAGGCAACTGGTCGGCCGGCCGCCCAGTTTGTGTTAATTAGTGCCCATACTTTTGCCAGTAGTATGGGCGAACTACTCGCGGCCGCGATTCTCAATAAGAAAGAGTAGTTGAGAACCGCTACAGTTAGTGTTAATCTAGCAACGGATCTTCCTTTTCAATATCCTCCTGCATGTCCAGAGGCATCATCTCACGATCGTCAATGTCCAGATCAAAGATCTCACCAGGCATGTCCATAATTTCGTCCCACATAGTTAGTTAAGCAAAGAACAGTTAGTGTTAATCAGACCAACTCCATGTTCAGGTTGTTCACACACTGCACACCACAGTAGTATGCATCCAACCAGTTATCAAACACCTCAACAGTTTCAGTAACCGAGTGACGAGGATTGATCTCTTTACGATAAGAAACTACGAAAACATCTGCAGTTCCGTTATCAACGTACTTTGCAGAGTGAGTGATAGCGATATCGCTATTCTCTTTGAAACGATAAACAGAACGAGTGTTCATATGATGGGCAGTGAGTTCAGAACCCCAGACGGATTCTGCTTTCCAACCTTGAGAGAAGAGAGAAGTGGTTTTGTTCATGATGACATTATAAGCACGGGTGGGGACGATCTGCGGGGCAAAGTGGACACTCTGCCAACTGACCCCAGGCGGCCGCGATTCTCAATAAGAAAGAGTAGTTGAGAACCGCTACAGTTAGTGTTAATTAGGCAGACAACTGATACATTACATCAGTCTCAATCTGTTTTAGAGTATCACCCGACCACATGTGGGGAATAGGTTCATCATTCTCATCGTAGAGTTCATTTACCCAGAAGGCGTGAATCATCTCGTTAGTGTCACCTAAGGTCTCGAGACCTTGATAGATAGCGGTGACAATCTCAGAGTCGTAAATCATCATAAATTGCGCTGACAGATGTAGTATTGCATCAAATGGAGGCAGGGTCAATACCCTAGGGTCACCTCTCAAACTGGCACAACTGGGGTTGATTTGGGGGCATTCTGTCTCTACAGTAGAGGGAGGCGAGGGAGGGATCCACCTCTCAAACTGTCACTGTGCCAGTCACCAAACTGGCACAGTTATACTTGACTATACTATTCTTGTGTAGTATAGTCAATTTCTATAATATTAGTATAGAAATCATCGTAAGAATTATCACTATAACCATTCAATATATCTTCTTTAGTTTGATCTTCAATCTCTTGATACATTTCTTGAATAGTCATTAGATCCTCCTTTGTTAATAATATATTATAACCTATTAAGGGTTATAAGTTATAAAAAACTAAAATATTAGAAATCTCAATATTTTGAATTTATTGAGATTTCTAATTATTAGAAATATTGAGATTTCTAATATTCAAGGATTTCTTAGTTTAGACGCATTCCAGAAAAGAAAGGAACTTTGAGATCCTCACCTTTAGAATTCTTCATGTTAACAAACCATTGGAACTTCTCTTGAAACACACACTCACCAGGGATACCATGCTCACGCAGGATAGCATTCAGGCGAGACTTGGTGGTGTTAGATTGCCATCCTCCATCCATCAGCACGATGAAGTTATCACCAACCTCAGCAATCTTGTTACCATGAAGGAACACATGCGAGACACCATTAACAGTGGTGACCATCGTGTTAGCAGACTTCCAATCAGTGCCAGCAGTGATAGCGGCATTCATTTGGGATTCAATCTTACGCATGGGTCGTTTGCGGTTGACTTGTTAACAATACAGCATCAAGGGCACACCACAACCACTACTGTGCCACTTCAATAAGTGTCATAGTATTCATCTGTTTCCTTCTTGAACTTTGTTACCTTCTTTTTTGTCTGTCTTCGAATGTTCTTCACTTCATAACCGAAGTCTTCGAATTCGTCATCGAATTGTTGAAACTTATCGTAGCGATCGTTGCGATAGTTCTTTGCCATCTTATTGTTGAGATATGTAATTCAAACTGTTGGATTATTTATTTTCAACCAAGACACCATTCTTGATTTGTTGGTGCATAAACTTACCAACACTTCCTTTAGTGTTAGTTAGTTCTACATCTACTAGTTCTTTACACAAATTCTGTTCAAATTCTTCTACATTTTCACATTTAAAGGTATATTCTTTGTCTATATTACTATTATACACTACTTTTACTACATTTTCTTCAATAGTAACACTATTAATAGCAGTACTATTGAAATTATCGTAGACTTTAGACATAATGTGTGTTTTGTTAAAGTTTAAAGAGTAAAAGAACTGAAAAATCTCAATTTTTAAGTTTTTGAGATTTCTCATTTTTTCAAAAAACCAAAAAAGTGAGTTTTTTGACTTTTTGAGATTTTGAGTTTTCCACAACCTGTGGAAATTGTGGAAATTGTGGAAAACCTCGGAATGTCTCAGAGGTGAATCCCCTGTTTCCGATGAACTCATTATAAGGCACCTAGGAGGACCTGTAAGGGGTTTTGAGACACTTTACGTACTGGCACATGTGGACTTGACTTCTGATGGGTTGTACGCTAAGACAACAAAGACCCAGAGGGATACCTAGCGATTTCAAATCTTCCCTCTCATATGTCATCAATCTCTCACATTACCTATATTTTTTAATACATTTTATTACACACTAATTCTCAACTACTTTCCTTATTGAGAACCGTTGCTATCACTGGCGCGGAGCACCTTGAAAACCACATAATTTTTTGTAGATATTACAATCCATATCTACCTTTGAATACATTAAAGTTTTGTTGAACTTCTGCTTGTGATAATGCTCTATTGTAGATTTGAACTTGTGCAATGTTTCCTTGAAAAAATCTTGACCCCGCACCACCAAGATAATTTGCTCTACCTATTTCTACTGTAGACCCAGGAGCTGCTGCAGGTGCTCCTCCATTCCATACATTAACTCCATTAACATAAAAAGACATAGACGAAGATGTATATGTTAAAAATCCAAAATACCAAGTGTTTGCTGCAGCAGAAACTCCTGTAGATTGGAGGTTATTGCCAATATGAATACTAAAAAACCCATTATTTATTTCAAATCCTTTATCCCAACCACCATTATCAGTTAAAGCAATACCCCTTGCTCCTGATGTGATGGATGCATTAAACCACGCTCCAACTGATGAAGGGTTTGCATCTATATTTACTGGAGTAAGTACATAATCATTCACGCCATCAAAAATCAAAGACCCTCCATCACTACTAGTATAACCAACACCATTGATAAGAGTTCCATTATTTCCCTCACCACTCAAATCAGTCCATATTGTACCTGTACCAGGATATGAGTTAGAATCAGCAGCATCAAGATATAATATTAGACCATCTCTAATGTATGTCAATCCATTATCTATTTGATATTGCAATCCTTGTGAGGTATTATTGAGCCAATTATT